GACGAAATTTGGGAAAAGGGCCTGTGATGATCCAGACGCAGCACGAATAGAAGCCTCTACCGTTCTTCCTGTTTCCGTAGCAACTAAGCCAGCACCGTCTTTTGATGCTAGCTTGATTGCCAAATCTGCCGTTTCAGTTTGCCCTGCAATCGGAACAGGATCCCCCTGGTCATTGAATCCAATCAGCATATTTGCTCTGGCTCGTACAGATGCCATGATTCCTACCTGACTTTCCGGAACTCGCAAAGTTCGCTGGAAAAGACCATCTGCATGATGAGTGCTGTCATTGTCTCCCGAGTCCACATAAGATTTTGTTGCTGCATCCTGTGCCTGTGACGGGTCACGCAGATTACGAATGCGGTTGTTGAGTGCGTCGTAATAGTTCGCGATGAACGACGGCTTACGCAGCGCCAGGCGGAGAAAGCTGAAGCACTGCTGGATAAGCATGGTCAGCTTGTCGAACGCATCCTCATGTACCTCTGCGAAAAATTTCCCCTGGTTACGCAGATCAGTCTCCTGGGTAACAGGCAAGTCACGTGAGATAGAGATTTGCCATCCGTTGGCCAGAGGTGACATCAACACAACGCTCCCACCTGAATAGCTTCCCGCCCCGGTAACGGAGTAATCGGTATCCAGAGTAAGTACCGTAATATTTTCGTTAAGGTCAGCAACCTGTACTGTCAGATCTGACTTCTTGAAGATACGAAACTTGTACGGGAAAGATGTGGTAACGCCGTTACCAGTGTATTCGTTGTGGTCAACTTCGGTTGAGACCGTCATGTTAAATCTCCAGATAGTCGCAGCACCCGTTGCGCCGCATATCTGGTTATTCTATTACCTGAAAAACCATATATGTATAGAAAGACTGTAAATACAAATAGATATTACCTTTATGGTAATTTGCAAAACGTGCTGGATAGCAAACAAATTATTTGATACTGTATAAATATACAGTTATTGCATGGAGAAGATAAGATGCAGCGGTATCACTATCCACTGGAAGACGGATTTACCGAAAGGATTCACACGCCGGGAGGCGTCAGGTCACTGGTGGAGGGATCGCACTTGATGAAATTACTCCGGGATCTCGATAAGGATGGATTTAATGTCGATGGCCCACTTGCCGAACTGACTGCACTGATTAACTACGTCACCAGCTCACAGATGTCTATGCAGGATCTGCAAACACATCTCGACTATTGTGCCGAACAATTACGAAAACAAACCACATAAAGAAAAGGCCGCGAAAGCGGCCATTAACAGTCGTAAAATTCTGGGTCCCACAAACTTGCATCGCGCGGCATGGATTCTAACTTTTTCAGCCGCAAAATTCTGTCACACTCGACAACTAATTTTTGCTTCTGCTCGTCAATTTCTACTGTCTTATGCGCTGGTTCATCCCAATAATCCAGAAGGAAGGCATGGCGTTCAGATGTGACCAGATAAATCACATACACGTCACTGGTTGGGATCTTTTTATGCTTGTTAGTGGTCTTGTCTTTCTTCCCAGACGCCCAGTTTTTCCAGCATTGTTCCGTACCGCTCTCACCAAACTTGTCAGTATAGTTTCCGATGTTTAAGTGAACGTGGCGTATGTGATATTCCAGCATCTCTTTCGGTGGATCTCGAAACAGAGTGTCCTTTCCGAAATCCTTATGATGACCGTAGCGCCAGTGATCTATGAACGCGTTTTTGATAGGTATTAGCTCAGGGTCCTTCCCAAAAATTCCAGGGTGAACCAACCCCTGGAATTTATTCGGCATCGTCGTAGAGCTCCTGAGCCATGTCTTCAGCAGTGCGTGCAAACATCCTTCGAGAAATTGCATGCGATTTTTCAACAGACATCTTTGGTACTTCTCGCATTACAACCTCATGTGACGCTGTAGGCTTAAAAGATGACTTATAATACCGCTTTATCATCTCAACTAATTGCTGCTTATCCTTGGAGCGTCCAGTTTCGATTAGCCTTGACTCGTAAGGTCGCATTATATTCGTTTGACATGAGGCACGATGAAGCTTATCTGCCAAGATTCCTTCAAAAGATGTGCCCCGGATTTTTAACAATGCCTCATGCTGGTCGTATTCAGTGATGAACATAACCGGGTATTTTTGCTCAACTTCTTCATCATGAATCCTGATGGCATTGGCAGTTGCTATGGCAGCAGCATAAGCGGCTGCTTCAATCACCATCTTTTTCTCTTTTTCTTTTTCAGACTTTTTCAAGGTCAAGCGTCTATGCCTCATCGCTGCAACTCTCTTCGTGTTCATGGGCACCCCCAACTACCTCTAGGGTAAACATTCTATCGAAAGTATACGCATACTGGCAAAAAAATAGGCAGGCATTTTCTGAAATGGGATCAATCAAACCACATAGGGTTGAAATAACGTGAGCTATGCATTTATTATTACCTTTACGGTAAATTTACATCGCACTCCTCTTGTGCCATAGTAATCGGGCACTGGCAAAATCCAGTGCCGGGATTGGTCTCCCGGATTACTAAGTGGCGCATACCACGCCAGACGTGGTTTTTTTATGCGTATAGCACAGTCATGCCAGAATTATGGTGGGCTGAATGGGGGTCCGAAAGGACGCCGGTACCACTTAGGCCGGTAAGACCAACTCCGTTCAGTTCACCACCATCTGATTGGTCTCAGCGGTGGTGATGTAATTCGCTAAGTGGAGACGCCATCATGAACGCTCAACTCATCCCCGTATTCAACGGCACTATATCTAACGAAACAGCCCTACTTTGTAATGCCCGCGATCTGCACGCTTTTTTAGGTGTTAAAAAGGTGTTTGCAGCATGGATTACAAATCGCATTTCAGAATACGAATTCATTGAAAATCAAGACTATATTTTGCTTTCCAATTTGGGAAAGCAAACATCTGGTAGAGGCGGCCACAACCGCAAAGAGTACCACCTCACCCTTGATACAGCCAAAGAGCTGGCGATGGTCGAGCGTAACGAAAAAGGTCGCCAGGTACGACGCTACTTCATTGAATGCGAGAAACGTTTAAGACAACAAGAAACAAAAGTGGAGAAGGTCTTGTCAGGCTTCATGCCAGCCATTATGGAGGCGATCAAGCTGGAAGACAAAAAAGAATACAGTGCCCCACTGAAGCCTGGCTACCGCAGTCTGATTCATTCTCCGTCTGGTGTTCTCGGCCTGACGGAGAACTCACTGCTGATGAATCTGCTGAACCAGTTACAGGAAGACGGGCACGACGTATCGGGCGCGGCGGCGGAGTTGACCACCATGTTCTGCTACATCGTCGGTGTGAGCAAATGCCTGCGTGATATCCAGACGCACGCGGAGTACATCAACGACAAAGCAGGGTTCTTCTGACAGAACGGAGGCACAGGGATGTGCCTTTAAAATAATCATTGGCGATGTGATGTAGATTCGCGTAATATTACCTTAAAGGTAAACCATGTGTTTACATGAGGAGGAGATATGGGATTTTGGTTCGCTCGTACAAAAACGAGGGATAATGCACCCAGCCCTCAGGCAAAAAATGCAGAAGTTCCGGCGTCAGCGCAGGTTAACAAGCGTGGTGGAGTATATATCTCATCACAGCAAATTTCTGAGCTTCCTGAGGTTAAGGAGATGCGTCGTCTCGCTGCTGCAATTGTTAAACAGGATCTTGCCACTGTAAGGAAGTAGTGTTGCTAGCTCTTCTAATTATCCCAATCCTGGTTAGCGGTTATATTATGATAACCGCTAACCAGTATCATTATTTCCGTTTATACCGACACGAAGGCCAGCTTCTTTATATGAAAGTAGCGGCACTAGGTACATATTGCCTTGTTGCATCAGTAATAATTGCAGCCGCTATAAAATATAAATGGCCTGATTTTCACCTAGTTCACGATATGGTGGAAACTTTTAATGTAACATCAAAACCAGAAACAGATAGAATTTACATGTGGCTGCTTCTTCTCTCAGCCACATCCATTTGCTTCTCTTTGTGTTATGTGTCTGTTGTGTGGGTGAAAGATTTTCTTCTTGGTTGTTTTTATAAACGTGATATTTACGAGCAAAAAACAGAGGCAATGAAGGCCAGAGTACTGCGAAAAACTTACTCGCAAGGTTCTTTAGACTTACTATTGCTTGATGCTATTGAATCGGATCCTAAACGACCAATGTTGATTACTTTATCATCAAACAAAGTGTATGTTGGAATAATAAATGGTTCTGGTGAACCAACGGAAAATCAGGGTCCGCATCAGCACATATCTTTTGTTCCTTTAATGTCAGGATACAGGAACAAAGAAAACTTATCTGTCACATTCACTAATGCTTATCCAGGAGAAATACAGGTCAAGCGGACTGCAGCAATAAGAGGAATTAGCAGAAAGAAAGTGCCAGGACTTGAGATCATGGTGTCTATTGACGAAATAAGTTATATATCATGGTTTGATTTTGAAGTATATAAAGCAACAAATAACAAAGTAGAATCCAGGGGGCACGTTATTCGTGTTACCAAAAATGGAAGAAATATATATCAAAGAAATAGCAAAAAAGAATAGCCCGCGCCGCGGGCTTTTTTGTAGACGAAACAAAAGTCAGTGCTACACTCATTGACGCCACATCGAGGTGGCTTATAGATGGAAATGTCACAATGAAAAAAGCATTTGCTGCACTGTTCGTTTTGTTGTCTCTGGTAGCTTCAACTCAGGCCTTTGCCGGTCGTTGTCAGCACGACAGCGATACTGCCGCTGACGGCTCCCGCTGCGGTGGGCGTTCTGCGGATTCCCGCCCGGGCGGCGGTGGCATTCGTTAAAAACAAGGCCGCGAAAGCGGCCTGTGACATGTCACGTTCCTTTTCTGAATGATAGCCGTTCGAAAAATGATGACATTCCACCGCAGACAATAGCAAAGATGATCCCACCAAAGAAGAGAAGGCCAGCCTGCCACCACTCCCACCGCCATACATCCACAGCACCAACCATACCAACAATCGCTCCAACAAATGGAATATAGCTCACGATGAAAGCAATGGGGGCTGCAATTATCCAGTGCAATCCCCACCATGATTCAAGCCCAGCCATAATTGCTGCCAACTGAAAAAGGCCAACGACGATATAAACAATGAATCCTATCGCTTGCATGTAGTCACCTATTTACCCAGTAAAAATCAGAGGCCTCCCCTCAATAAGGCTTGCAACAAGAACTATTCCCTGCACAACAAAGATGAACCAGCAAATAGCTTGAGTCTGAGGGTTAAGAAAATATTTGTAGCGGTCAATAAATAACAACCCACCAGAAATTATCACACTCAAAATAATTAAAAACACAACACTTCCTTATTGCGGAGTGACATCCTGAGGTCGCCACCAGTATGTCTGATTAAACTCTTTCTTCGAACGTTGCTCCATTTTACGCAAATAGCCTGGTGAAAAATACTCCTGCATCTGGTTAAAGATCATATGATCGAGAGCCGCCTTTAAGTACCAGAGATTCGCACCTGGCATCAAACCTTTCCCCAGCTTCACCAGATCACCACCAGTCTGCTCACTCTTCCCTTCCACAGCATTTAACGGTATGCCCTGAGCAATCTTCACTACGTCATCAACCAGACCAGCTACCGGGCCAAGCATCGACGCCAGCGCGCCGCTTCCGTACCTAGTGTGATCTGACAATAAAAAGTCACCGTAAAGGCCAAGGCCACCACCTTTCAGTAGAGCACCAAGCCAGAATTTTGCGGCACCTTCTCCTGTCATCTCTCGAGGATTACGACCAGACGCAAGGTCGTTAAGTTGCTGCGACAAAGCGCCAAGAATGGTCGTACTGGCAATAAACGTCGCAATATATGCCGCACGCCCACCAGCAGACGGCATACCCATAGCGCGTGACCAGTGACGCATAACAACCGAGATAGGGAACGATTTAAACAGGAAAACACTTCTCGTTAATTCACCTTTCCATGTTCCACGCTGAATACCAGAACCGGTTATCAGTTGCTCACGTGCTCCCGGTGTAATAACAGCCATATCAACTTCTTCAGTTACGGCACCGAGCAGTTTACGCATTGCCTCAAATTTCACTCGTTCAGGCTCACCAAGATGTTTAACTGCTGAATCAGGGATACGCATAATGCTTTCCGGTGTCAGCATCGTATTATTACCGTTCCCCCAGTCCTCCTGTTGCGCCAGCTTCCATACGCTCCAGTCTGTGTCAGTAATCCCTTTGCTTTTCAGGATACGAAAATCAGAGTCATCGAGGCTACGAAGGTCTGGTGTCCGTGACACTACTTCTCCCAGGCTTCCCATCATGGTTACGCCATAGGCGCGCTTGTGCGCATCTGACCATGCTGTAAGCCCACTGGCACGCATTACGGCCGTTGCCGCCCAACGAGACACTGACGGCCCCATATTATCCATCGCCCAGCGGTTAACGCTGCCAAGTAGAGATTCCATCGCCAGACCAGCGCGGCGCGCCCGCGCAAGTTCTGTACGGTTCGTTGGGTCCATAGCTTCAAGCTGGTTGCGGAATAACTGGTTCATTGGAAGGTTGGTAACCTTCGCAGACAGATACATAGTTCCAAGATCAGAGAACGATGACAGCAACGCGGATCCGAGTCTGCTGGCAACCAGCCAGTTGCGGATATTGTCAGACCATCGCGCGATGTGCGGATTCGCTACAGGCTGTGTCTTTCCAGAAATAAAGTTGTACAGATTCTCTGTGTTGTTCGCCAGCCGCTCGACTTTACCGGTTTTACTCGGGTTAGCTGTTGCCGTTTCTGCCTTAACCTGATCAAGAAGGGAGCGGAAAACATGATCGGGGTTTGGGCCATATGTTTCCACCAGTGCAATATCTTTACTGATACCTTCCAGGTGACCGACCATGATTTCCCATAGAGAGCGATCGCCATAAAGTTGCTGATATTGCAGATAGGAATCTGCATCTTTGAAATGTATCTGTCGTGATGCATTACCACGGTTAGCACGTGCGCCGGAAATTCGCATTCCGGTATCAGTAAGCTTATTCAGCCCACCAGTAGCGATCGTGTTATAAGCCTCTCCAAGAAATGCAGACAACTCGGCATCGTTCATCAGTTGTCCATCGGCTCGGGTATAATATTTGCGATCCAGCTTACCTATAACATCGCTAACCCATTTATCTTTTGATACCGCCCTAACCTTTTCCATAGAATGATGTTGAGGGATCCCCCAGTTTTCGAGATAGCCAATGTCCCCACCAGCATCATTAAACCGGCGGCGGAGTAGATCTGTCACTTCTCTCCACGCCTTAGCACCTTTTCTTGCTTTAGCATTGCCAGTATTTTGCCCTCGCATTTCATATACCAGGTCACGCACACCCGCTTCGTCTTCAAACAGGCCAAAAAAGCGAGGATCAACTGCTTCGAATGCCTCCTGCAATTGACTCAATGCATAATCACGAGTGGCTTTTGTTCTGGACTCAACAGAGAGGAAATTCGATTTACCGTCTGCATTAAAAGCAATAGTACGGTTAAGAGCGCCAAGTTTCCCATCAGCCCCTTGATAGCTATTGATAAATTTATCCAATCTCTGACGTGCGGCTATAGTAAGAGCCACACGACGTTTCTTTAATGCCGCTTCTCGCTGTAATTCTTCAGATGCCAATTGTGCTGCACGATACAGCCGCTCTGACTCGGAAAGTTGTCGCCACGACATAGGGTCATCACGAGCAATGGAGCGCATATTGCGATAAATGCGGTCTTCAATGTTCTGTATTTCTCGCGCCGTTAACGTGCGCTGCGCCGCCTGCTGGACCGCTTGTATACATTCCTGTCTCATTTAATTTAACCTCTCAAGAAACACGCCACAGCGACATCAAACAGGCTGGAATCCTGTATTGCCTGCTCACTTTCCCTGTTCGTTTCATCCAGTACTTCACGCGCACTGCGCGATTGTGGATTACCATCATCATCCAGCACGGTGATTATCATGTCAGGTGATTCAAGCAGCGAGTCTTCAGCTATGCGCAGATCAATATCTCCTGCCTGATCTGACATCATTTTTTGTTCTGTCTGTTGCAATATCTTACCGGGCTCAAAAGGAGCTACTTCGTCTGGCGTCCTGACCTCTGCTGTTTTATAGAATGAAACAGCCTGAGCATTAAGTTCACTTTCTGCCTGCTGTCGCCGTGCCAGTTCTGCTCGAGCTTCAAAAAACTGACCGCCAGGCTCATGCGGTGCCAACGCGTTACGGGAAAATTCCAAGCGTTCTTGTGCCTGCCGGATTCGTTGGTCAATATCGCGAAGTCTGGCCTGTTTATCTGATCGAGCACGAGATAAAGCCTTACCGCTACCGGTTGGCTCTTCTGCAAGAATTTGTGCGCGCTGTTCAGTGAGATTTTCAATAATTCGTTGGCTATTAGCGATTTCAGACTGGTAAACCTGTCTATCGCCACGCGGCAAAAGCTGCGCGGCCTGTTCTTCAAGCAACCGATTTTCTATAGCGCGCGCCGTTACTCCATCATCTACAGATGACAGAGCCTCATTAACTGCCTGAGACAGCAGACTCTTGCGCCCAGGAATTTCACTGAAAGATGCAGACTCAACAATGCTGGCAACGTCTACAGGTCTCCCCTGGCTAACATCAGACATGGCTTTTCGCAGAGCCTGAATGTGAGAATTGCGCGAAAGCACGTTGATCGGCACGCCGGGCGCAATATCAATTTCAGCATGATGAGCGGCATTCGCCGCCAGTGCAGCATCGATATCAACTGGTGAAAAATTTGGTGCGCTTGTAGACTCGCCGCGAGAGTTAATAAATCTGCCGACACCACCAAACACCACCCCAAGAACAGCATCAATAGCAATTGCCTGTCTATCCAACACATCATACTGGTTAGCCATTTCGCTATAGCCACCATCACGAAGCGTTTTTGCAGTAAGCCCACGCTGTGCCATACCGAACGCAATATTTGTACCTGCGGCATAGGCAATATCTGGCGTTGCACGTACTGCTGTTGCTGCGGCGCGTCGCACTGAACTTTCACCCGTCCGCGCAAGCTGAGCCGCCACACCTTCCGCCAGCGCACCACCAGCACGTAACCCGAGGCTCATAGGGATCAGTGTTCCGGCACCAGCTGTAATACCCTGCACTAATCCCGCTTCCTGCGCCGCCCTGAAATCAACCCCCTGTGCTGTCAGCCGTTCAAACTCAGAAAAACCCTGTAGCGAAGTTACCGCCGCTGCACCTCCGACCGGACCACCGAGCGTTGTACCGACAACAGCCTGCCCGCCCATATCGAACAACCCATAAAGAACCTGCCCGGCGGTTCCGGTTGTCGCGGCATCAGGCGTCAGCCGCTTAACCTGCTGCTCTGCTAGTTTTCTCTGCTCGGCAATGTATGAAACTGAAGTATCATTGAGCGAGGTGTTTTCGTTAATAAACTGAGCAATCGGGGATACGATTTTATCCATCCCTGCCCATAGCAACTGATCTGGCTTTGCCACCAGCCCGGAGTACAAACCAGACAATGCCGCTCCTACAGCATTGTCGAAAAAACCAACATCGCTGTTAAAGCCCGCTGGATTTGATGCTGCTTCGTCAAGTTGCTGATTCTGGTTTCCTGGATTAAGGCCAAAGTAACTCATTGCGGAATATCTCCGGAGAATCTCTGACGCTTCTGTGTCAGATCAAGAACAACGGGAGAACCATCATCTTTTAGCAGATAACCAGTACCAAGTTTCACCAGGTACTGACTATCGCCGTAACTTTGCAAACCATACTGACCAGGCGGTGTTTTTATCCCTGTGCCAACAACTTGTTCATTCCAAGCCTGATTAACCTGCTTATCGAATTGCTCTGCAGACATTCCCCACGGCAAAAGAACATTCCCCATTCCGTTATAGTCATGCACGCCACCTGTAGCTACGTTAACAGCCTGTTTCCAGATATCATTGTCAATTTCGCCTGATACCACGCCTTTTTTCGCCATCACACCAGCGTAATAGTCCTTTGCGGTCTCGTATGCCATTGATGCCCCCTGAGCATCACCAGCAAATGCATCCTTCACCATGTCAGAAAACTCAAGGCGAAGATCAGCATCTTTAGGCATCGGAATACCTTTCGCGTCATCAGTACCTTTACGAGCCGCCGCGCCAGCAAGAATTGTCTGCGCAGCGGTTTCTGGAGACACGGAAACATCCGGATTAAACCAGTTTTTTTCTGCCAAAATACCACCTGGCTTATCCATCAGTATCCCGGCAACGGCAGCAGATGGAGCGTTGGCACTGATCTGCTGTAGTGCTGACATATACACCTGCCCACCACCAGTGCTCTGCCTGATGGTATCGAGATATGCTGCCTGTTGGGAAACGGGCGCATCACGAAAGAAAACACCGATCTGATTGGCCTCGTCTTTGGAAAAGAACGTCAGTGGAGTGCCATATGACTTAGCAAGGTCACTGACCTGAGCAGCACGCAAGGCAACGCTCTGTCCAAAGTTATCCTTATTGCTCATGTCGATAGGCTTTGCCTGTCCGGCGGCAAGAGAGAACTGTACAGGATCAGCCTGTCGCTGCTTTATCACCTGACTTGCAGCCGACACAACGTTGTCATAAAGAGCGGCTCGTGCCGCATAACCCTCCCCTGTCTCACCAGTATCCGGGCGTAATTGCTCAACATATGCTGTAATGCTGCTTGTCGGCATGTTGCGGAAAGAGCCTATATACTGTCCGGCGATTTGCGTATTTCTGAACTCGGTATATCGCAGGTTTCCTTCTCTTACTCCATAAGCTGCAATAAAATCAGCCTCACCAGGTGGGTTAGGAAATTCAACGCCACGCATATACGCAGCTGTCGCATCGCGAACCTGGCTGTCAATCATCGTTTTATATTCAGCCTGCTGCTGCCGACGCAGTTGATCCGCCTGTCGCATAAAACTTGCCTGCGCCTCAGGAGATGCCGCATCGAATGCTGCATTACCGGTATAGCGTTTGGTGTTGGTTGTAATTGTTGATAAACCAAGTGCTGCACTGACACCAGCAGTTAACTGCTGATCACTGTATGGCTGGCTACCGTTCTCATGATGGATAATGGCTGCACAAAGCGCCTTCAGGGTATCAGGATTAGATGCATCGAGAGGCTCATCAGCAGAAACGCCAAGCTGTTCGCACACTGCTTTGATATACGACATAGTGTCATTTTTATCAGCAGGCGGTGCCCAGCGATTAATTATCTCGCTGACGGTATCAATACCCTGCCTCTGATACGACATCAGGTTCCGCCCTAATGCACGAATCCCGTGTTCAGGTGTTTCGAATTTAGCAAATCGACCATCATCACCGGTCTGGCCTACCCACGGATTAGTTTTGCTGTATTCGAGATTTCCTGGGTTATTGTTGCGTATGCCACGGGCACGCTCGGAAGAGTCACTATCTGCTACAGCACGGCGAGCTCCAGCAGCAGTATCACTTAACTCGCCATTACTTTGGATGAATGCGGTCGCATTGTTTGCCGACCACTGGGACAATGCAGCATCAGCAACCTTCTCTTTAAACTCGATTTTCTTGGCCTGGATTTGCTCGTTGCTCCAGCCATGTGCAACACCGTACTCCTCAATTTGCTGGAAAGTTTGCTTGTTAGCCAATACGTATGCGGCGTTGTCGCCATACAATGCTGCGGCATTTTTACCATTGTTCAGCAGTGTCGCCTGAAACTGGCCTTCTTCGTAGGCATTAATTTGCCCTATCTCGTGTCGCCCGGCCTGCGTAGTGAACTGAATGCGCTGCTGCTGCGCCTGCTGCATGAAAGCATTACGAGCCTGTTCATCCGGCAGCGACATAGCCAGTTGTTCGACCTGAGCATCAAACTGCTGCGTATACTCATGGCCTTTTCCAATAGCATTTTTCCCTTTCAGGTTAAGCAATCCTGTTTCAGGATTATTCAGCAGATCGCTGCTTATCTGACTGAGGTTAAGAGATGCCTCCTGAGCCAGAGCGATATTGGCACGCTGTTTTGCCTGCCCCAAAACATCAATTGCCTCTGTCCCTGCCCGAACAAAAGCATCACCAATACCTTGCTGAGAAAACGTCTGCAAGCCTGCTGACTGAACTCCACGACTCTCAACCTGACGTCCGGATACTGTTGGTACGACTGGCATTATAATCCTCCGGGTAATCTGGTTCCTGCTGCTGCCCCGATTGGCGCAGGAGTGCTTTGAGTAAACGGACTCCACGTCCCACCAAACATCTGGTACGCACCGTATGCCTTCAGAGGCGCAGTGAGCAATGTTGTTGCTGATCCCACATTCCCCTGTTTACGGGCTGAACTGGCTTCTGCTTTATAGTTGGCAGCCTGAACCTGATAACCGTAAGCCTCGCGTTGCGCGTTATTCACCGTCGTCAGCGAATCAAGAGCGCCAAACTGGGCAGTGTCGCCAAATATATCCAGCGCGTTACCTGTAGATAAATCAGCGCCGGTAGCCCCCATTGTCGCCGCCTGTGTACCAAGCCGCTGTCGGGTCTCTCTGCGCCGTTGCTCAGCTTCAGCGTTACCTCTGTTTATTGCATCATTTGCCTGAGCTGTGGCTATATCTGCGTTCGCTTCTGCAACCTTCGAGGCATACTTTCCCTGTTGGTACTGGGTGTATGCCTGAATGCCACTCATGGCGAGCATTGCGCCACCAGCAATAACCGGATCGCACATTATTTTCTCTCCATGTGAAATCTGTGGAAATTAAGACCAAGAGCACCATAAGGCGCGGCTTCTTCAAGCCTGAATCCAAGCCAGTGCAGCCATGCTTTGGCAACATGGTTTCGCTCGTCGACGTAGTTTTCCAGGCGCGGATAAACTGCCAGCATCTGCTGCAATACAGGTCGGCAGTGGCGAAGAAATGTCTTCTGATATTTTTCAATACGGCTGGTTCCGACCAGCCAGGGTGTACCATTGCCACCGATCATTGACGCCGGAGATACACCAAACATGGTTACCAGTTCTCCGTTCGCGAACCCTGACCAGGCCATAGTCGCAGTGCGAAGACCAACACGCAGCGCATCTTCGGTAGTCATCAGCGATACCGCATACAGTTCGTCAATATCAGCCTGACGAACATCCGGCAAAATCATCTGAAGATGCTCTTCGGTGGCGGGAATAATTCGAACATCGATCATCAGAATCCCCCAACAGTAAGACGAGGAATAACGGCAAGAACAGACAGCGGCAACGGGTCAAGCTGACGGATTCTTACACGTCCGTTTTTGCCCCAGTTACTGTCCAGTTTCACTTCTACTTTTCCGGTAGCGTCATCAACAGGATCATCGTAGAACTCGAATTCACGCTGTGGATATTCGTACCATTTACCGCCGGGCGTAGTCGCCCAGATGCCGCGACTGGCATTCACAACCAGAGTAACGGACGGGATCACCTGTTTTTTGTCCAGCAGCGTTTCCTGTCCGTTAATGTTGATATCCAGTGTTTCGAATTCAGCAGTTATTGGCAGGCCGATGTGCACAACAGCCCCAGGTGATTCCAGCGTGACGGCACCTCCGGAAACCACTTTCTGTGGTTCCACGTTCGCATCAGAGAGAATGTTTACGGTCTGGCCTTCAAGATGAGACAGGCCTCCAAATGTCCGGCGCGCCATCTGCCAGTTCGTGGTAGCCACATTCCTGAGGGATGGCGGGACGTTCCTGTTAGCACGAACCACTACAGCGGTATTGCTGGTTACAGAAATGATGTCGCAACGTAATTCTTTTGACACTTCATCGCCAGTATCAGGATCAGTTCCGGTATAAGGGAACTGTAGTTGAGCACCGACATCACTACTGGTGAAGTACGCACCACCAGAAACACTGATTGTATATTCCGCGCGGTAATCCCATTCGCCAGAACCACCAGTGACGATCATCGTTCTGTCAGACGTATTTCTTCCATCATAGCTAAGGCCAGAATCAACAAAGAAAGCATCTTCATCGCTGGTAAATAAACGGCTGGACAGTCGCTCTATGTATCTCACTGTTTGCCCGTTAACGGTTCGGTTAACGACGAAATACACCGCATCTTCATTGCCTTCGCTGATACTGCATGTGCTTTCATATTTTCCGGTACTGGATTGTGGTGCCCATGCAAAAACCTGCTGATCACGCAAATAGGTCATCACCAGTAATTTACCGTCATCACGAATGCAGAAGGCGCTGGAGTAAGGGACAATCGAGAAGCACCAGTCAACAATGCTGTGCTTCTGAAAAAGATGATTGGCAAGGATGGTCAGGTCGTTCCCCTGATAGCCGTCAACATCGAATGAGTAGGCCAGATCACGGACAACACTGCCTTTCTCCTGGACGAACAGAGCAATATTCGCTACGGCAATTGGTGGGACATTACTCGAGCCATTTGATCCCTGAGAGCTGAATGCAAATGATGATGGGGTTAACACTTTGTTCTGGTCGCCGGTGATGACGTACTCACCTCCGGAAGTCAGCGCCACCAGAGAACCAACATCAATCAGGTGACGGATCTCATTAACCTGACGCCCGGCATAGGTGTAGATAATTCTGTCGTCATCCTGCGTAGGATTGCTTTTGCCAAAATCCTTATAATCCCCGGTACGGCTGGCCCAGATAGTCTGAGGGAACGCAGTCGATGCGGCGAAGTAAAGACGTTGTTGATAATAAACAACAGTGCCAGGATAACCATTAACACTGTTCCAGGCATATTTAGCCCATTTATAGCTGGCATTATCCTCGCCCACGACCTGCGAAGGGATATAGGAAATCACCTCGGCAGTTGCAGTAGTTCCATTTGCAGCAGTGATACGGGCAATGCCAAAACCACTGTGCAGATATTCCCACTCAATGCCAGTATCATCATCACCGGATCCGCCCCAGCCATCCCATGATGTGCCTTCTGTATGCGAAGGGCGCAAAGTACCTGTTTTGCCTGCTGTAACGGCGCGATAGTAGTTACTGTCTGCACGGCGAATATCGCCAATCGACGTACTCTTACTGGTTTCCCATACCGGCACAGAATCCACTGCAGGCTGTTCCAGATAGAACAATTTGCCTGCCTGCTCCGCGCCAAAAATAGAGGCGCTTGCCGTTAACGTAATTGTCCCGGTGCTGGCGCTGGCATAAACCGTCACTGACTCATCAATATTGATATCTTCAAATGGCCCGTTCTTCGTTACCACATCAACCAGTTGCCAGTTGTCATGCGCATAGCGGCGCAGCTCTTTCGGCGGGTATGCCGGGTGAACCAGCGTAAGCACGTCGGCGCTTTGCGTGAATTTAATTCGGAACAGATCGGCTTCAGTATATGGCGTGGCAATTTCATAAATAACATTGCTGCTGTTCAGCACCAACGCACCATCTTTGATAACGCGCATGTACTGGTGTCCGAACTCCAGAGCATAGGTCTGAACCGTCGAGAACTGGAACGGGATCAGGCGACATTTCCGATTTGGGTATTTGGCGGCACCGACAAAACGCGTACCAGGTCGATTCTCAACGCCGCCATACTGCCGCACGATAAAGTTATCGCACTTGCGCAATGCCACCTGGTACTTCGCCATGTCGATACGACCGTACAACGACGGTCCAATCTCACCACCGGCAAAGCTGGGCTGGATCCAACTGATAGCCATCAGGACAACCTCGCAATGGTAAACTCGTCAACCGGTGGCTGTGGTTCCTGTGATTCATTCTGGCTATGCGAGCCAGCACTAAGAATCACGTGATTGTACATATTGAGGGCAAACGTACCGAGGTCTGCATTCCCAGTCAGCGCCATGTTAATAGCTGCCGCAAGACGCCAGGCCAACGCCTCCATAAAAATGGCATCAAACATGTTCACATCTGAAACGCGAGAGACATACTTGAGCCATGCCTGAGGCTGGTCTGTGTAGATCAACTTTCCTGTTCCGTTGGTGTCTGCACCAACTTCGTACTGAACGCGCATTGATGCTGTTGGATTGCGTACACCAGGAAGCATAATTTCAGTAATGCGCAGACAATCTGACGGGTACTGGTACGCATATTCCCAGTCAGGCGGTGGATTGCTCGTATCTGCAAGCGCCACGCGTTTGGTAGCAAAGTTCCAGTCAAAATCAGAAAGCACAGCATCACGGCAGGCCTCAAAGTGCAGCGAACATTCCCCCGCTTCCTTGCTGGCTTCCGTCAGGCTGTTAATGCTGCGGCTGTTGCCAATATTGGACAGCGCACGATTGCAGATCTCTACTACAGAGGCCATCACTCACCTCCGTTACCGTACAGAGTTTCAGCCGCTGATTTTTCTACATCCCCGGAAACAGGAGCGATCGCCATATCAGTGATCTGCAGATCGGCGCTGCGATTAACGCCATCGTCAGTTTCTCTGGCAGACAGGCCTCGAATAACAGCCTTTGCAGTTATCATCACTTCTGTTCCGACGCCCTGAGGTTGCGCCTTCAGCTTATTCAATGTGTCGTTATTCAGCGTGATGCACAGCCCCCACGGGTATTCATCGCGAGTTCTGGTTTCTCCGCTCTCATCCTGGTAGCTGTCAGTGCCGGTTTTGAGGTTTACGAGTTCCATATACACTCCTGCAATAAAGGGGCCGAAGCCCCTTGTCTCATCCGCGAGGCTTACACGCCCAGTTCTTTACGCTTATCTGCGATCTTCTCGCGGAGCGTTTCTGCTTTGGCGTTATGGTGTGGCTTCTCGTTAAAGAGCAATTCGTACTCTTCACGGAGCTTATCCAGTTCACCATCATCTGACACATCGTTGATGATTTTGGTGCTGGTTGCTGCCATAGACACCTTTCCTGCTACCTTTGCTTTTGCCTGTCTGGCTGCATCGTTAACAGGTTCCAGTGCGCTACCAGGCTCACCTTCGTATTCGATTTCTGCCCCCTCCGGCCACAGAGTGTTATGGATATGAGAGAGGCGCAGAACGCGGTATCTTGGTTTCTCACCTGACATCAATATCACCTTAACCAGTTACTTTTGAGCGGATCGGATACGGCGTATTGGCATCAACATCAAGATTGATACCCGCAGTGAATTTGCCAGCCGTTAGTGGGCCAGTTGCGACGGAGTAGTTAACACGCAGATATCGCTGAACACCGGCTGGCACCTTTGCAGAAACAACTCGCTTACCTGCTGTCAGGGTGGCCTTTGCCAGTGCGCCACTATCATAAATAGTGGACCATGAGCTGTTATTCTCACTCGTCTGCAACTGGATGTTTACAGTTGCCTCACCACTTGCCGTGGCGGCTTCGTTAACCAGCGCCCAAAACTCAAGCGGGTAACCCACACCGATATCGCGACGGTTTCCGTCAATTGGACCGAGATCGATTACGTCAGTAGAAGCCGCGGTATTCGTAACCGCCTGAGCTTCGGAGAACATCAACAGTTTGTCGGTGATCATCTTCTTTCTCCATTAGTGGGTCTGTTACGACCCACAGGTTAATAACAGGCGTTACACCACGCGGGCTTCTGTTTCCAGAAGTGCGTCAGTTTCGCGAATCGGCACACCACGAAGTTCTGTCCACCATTCGCCTTCTGTCTCTTTCACGCTGATCGCCAGAGAACTCTTCTCCAGAGATTGCAGGTCAAGCACTTCGTTAATGGTTCTGTTCATGTAGAAAATAGGACGTCCCATCCCACGATTTGGGATTCGATGAAGGGCACGAATCATCAGTTTTGCGATATTCGCAGCAGTAGAAGGAGCGTCAAGATTGCTGACATCGATGTTTGCAATGCGAACAACATAGCGCCAGTCACGCAATGTCAGCCCGTTGTCCCACTTATAATGGGTACGATAACCTTCGTACTTGCCGCCATTAGCATCTTCCAGTGTCACCTGGCCTTTATCTTCCATCTGGATGCCAGCCTTCTGCCCTTTCGGGAAGATGCCATGCACGGTGTTTTCGCCCCACACCACTAACCAGATTGAAGTGTTATCTGTACCCGTGCCACCAGCATCAATGATGTTCTGAGCATTACCCGCAGACAGGCTGGAATAGCGGGAGGACAGTCCCATAAACTGCTGAGGGTTAACGCTGGAATCACCGTAAAACAGCGTCTGCGCCATCGCCTGATTCATCGCTTCAATAAATGCTCGGTCTTCAGACAGGCGGAATTCGGCAGTATTACCGTTCAGATCAGCCAGAGACTTATCGACTTCAGCATAGGTTTCCAGCATGCCAATGGAATCAGTGACCTGCACCGTTGTTGATTTGCTCGGTTGTACGCCATAGTTCAGCAAACGCCAGGTAGCGGAAGGCAAACCAGAACGAATGGTGGTTCGGTGTCCGGTAGGAAGGTTTCCTTCAACAAAAGGCATATCCTGAAGGATTGGGTTGGTTTGACTGAGAAGCTCGATAATCTTATCGACTTTCCCGTTTGGATCGACGCGCTTACCCCAGTCAGCCAGCGTTAGCGCAGTTAAGCCTTTAACAGCCATTGTCATTTCCTCTCTTATTTGCCATAGAGCACTTCGGCCGCACTACGCTGGCCTTCATTACCACCGGTGACCATGCCATCTTCAGACATCGCCTTTCCGATTTTCACGAACGTTTTGACCAGATCAGGGTGATTACCCAGCCCGGTGGTGTTCAGATATTCTTTGAGTTCAGGTGTCCCGAACTGGTCGAGCGCACGCTGTGCGGCGCTAAGGTTAGAAATCAACTTGTCGCCACCGATTTCTTTGTCAGCTTTTACATCCGCAGCCCACTGCTCGGTTGTTTTCTGCCAGGCTTCTGCCTGGCGCTGCTGAACACCTGCCAGAATCTTCGGATAAGCATCAACCAGCTTTTGCGCTTGCTCGTTGGTCAGGTTAAGTTCTCGCGCCACCGGCTCGAATTCCTTCAACGCTTCTGTATCCAGCTCTACGCCTTCGGCAGCCTGAAACTCGTACTTCTCCGGCGCACCATCCGGTTTATCGCCGTCCTTTTTTTCACCCTGCTTATCGCTTTCAGGCTTTTTGTCATCAGCAGGTTTATCGCCATCAGCAACAGGTTGCGGCTTATCACCTTCTTGTTGTGATGGATCACCAACTGGAGCAGGGTTATCACCTGCAGGCGCTGACGGTTCTGACGCAGCCGGAGCTGCTCCACCATCGACTGGTTGCTCATTGCAAAGACGGCGATACAGCAAACGCTCAAATAAATTCATGATCACTCCTGTTCACTGGCCTCTTTGGCCATCTTCAAATACTGTTCAGGGCAATGCGCCATAACGCGCTGAAACAGTTCCAGCGCCAGATTGCGTTGCCCCTCATTAAATGCCATTGCCATAGCGTCCATCGGTGAGATAGCGGAAAACACACGGCCTTTCTCCAGCACCGACCAGACAACGCGACGCCCCTGTTCACTGCTCATGACAAAGCGAATGTCATCAATTTCACGCTGTGCCATGTCACGTTGCTTACGGGCGTTTTCTTCTTTCAGTTGATCATCTTCGTAATCTGTCATTGTGATTGCCCACCCTGACCACTAACTGCATTCGCCATAGCTGACAAAACACTCGGATCCGAAGTTTTAGCTTCGCTTAGCGTCTTGGCACCCTGTGCCGCCGCCATCCCCATCGCCATCATTTGTTGCTGCTGTTGTTGCTGTGCCCGTTGCTGGCGAGCCTGCTCAACCTGTTCCTGCGGAACAATGACGGTTGGAGACACTCCGGACATATCAGCGAATGCATCGATCGCCTGATCAACGTTGAGTTTGTCGAGAGCTTCTGGTTTCGCTTGCGCAAGTTGACCAATGAAGTTAACCGTGGACGCCAGACTGGACAGGCCGATAGACTTCTGCGCCTGAGCCATGACGGAAATGTATTCGACCTTCAGGGGCATGCCTTCCATCGCGTCAGGCGGTGGCGGCAGCATGTTTTTGCGCACCATCATCGAGAAAGCGCGGTCAATGAGAGGATTAAGACATTCGTCGTTCAGACGCTCCAGAACCGGCCCCAACATCAGAAGTTTTTCTTCTTTCATTTCGATCACCGCTTCAACAGGCATCGAGCGGGTATTGATGTTCTGCAACATCATGAACAGATCGACAAAGTAGGCGCTGTTAATGATTTGACGAGTGTCCTGAATGTCTGCCACCAAATCTGCTGTACTGGGGTTAACCAGATAAGCAGGCCTGAAGCCATCCTGACCAGTAATCTGATCGATATACGTGATGTCGCCAGGAAGAAGGGAGGCGCGCTGATTCTTGAGGGAAGTCGGAGCAACCATCGGCGGATTGGTGGCTTTATCAATCAACTGCGACTTGCGCTTCTGGAGAAGCTGCAATGCCTTAACAGGTCCAAGCGCCAGCATACCCGGGCATGATGATCCATAAACATCTTCGCCGTTAACTTCCCAGCGCGGAGCCATAATTGGAAACTCATCGAATCCGGACTCACGCAACAACTTGTCGTTATCTCCACCAACCTCGTAATAAACCGATTTGAATGGCTTGTTCTTGCTATCCAGCTTCGATGTATCGCGGTCAATGTTCGGGTAAACCGAATGCATCACTTCGATCCACTTCTCGTAGGTGCCGCTTTCCCACATGCTTTTTACGGATTTGCTGACGTTATTTAGCCCGAACTCCTGAACAAGCTGACGAACAGTCATAGAGAACTTGCGAAAACAGGTGTCAACACTGCCACGAGGTGAGTTAGCCAGGTAGTAACTGCCTATCGGGAATGGCATTGTGCGAATGATGTCCTCGTCATCCTCCAGCACTGCCATTGCACCAGTGCTGTATGTGCCGAGGCTTCCGTATAACTGCGGAAGAGACTGGTAGAGATTCGACTTATTGAACATATCGTTCATGCGGTTCTGAACTGCCTCAAGCCACAACTTAACAGGGCCATAATCCATCATTTCAGGATCTGGCGTAGCCAGGCGAAACCACGGACGCGCGGGGCTTGTGATGCCTGACATCATGCCGCTGGCGAGAGTGCGCGCCGCCATAGTCCCGGTCGAATCAATAATGCGTGTATTGCGCCGATCGTTACGGTTGGCCTCAGAAGTCAGAAAGCGGGAACCACGCGGGTTGATGTAATCACTCAACTCGCGCCAGTGCGGCTCGAACGACTGACGCTCGCTTTCAAGTTGTGCGAACTGTTTGTTCAATCGCTCTTTAGTTGTTTCCGCCATTTCAATGACTCCGGTTACTGACCAAGCAGCGTTTTACCGCTGGTATTAGCGGTTGATGTGTCGCCCTGAGAACCGGTAAGCAGCGTAGAACTACGACCAGCAGCAGCGCGACGGCGACGTGTTTCTTCGTCGCGGGCATCAACAACGGCGGCATCCTGCTCCTGTGGTGCTGCCTGAACTTCTGGTGTTGCAGGCACTGATGGTGAGCTACCCATGCACATATCAATGACTCCGTACGCAATTAAATTATTACCAATTTAACCACATATGATTTATTTATCGTAGAATGTTGACATTTAACGCGTGAATTATTACCTTTCAGGTAACCAAAGAGCTCATTCTGGTTACTAACCTGACTGGCTTGTCGTTAAATTAAACAGGTGGAGTGAGCTTTTATTTTGAGCAGTACGGCGTATGGCACATGCGCCGATAGCGGTCTGGATACGTTTAAGGGGCACCCTCCCTTGCTCGGGCAAACGAACCAGGTAGCCGGAATGTGTAAGTCGAGCGGTTTTATTCCGCGCACGGGGATTCACCATCCCGGCGATTCGGTGTGACGCCTCGGAAGAGACGAGGGTACAACGATGAGAGCATTTATGGAGCCGCGACAAAGTGTGGCGCCTTAACAGGCTAAGTGCTCTCAGCGTTGTGGCATTAGCTCAGTTAGACAGAGCAACCGCCTTCTAAGCGGTTGGTCGCAGGTTCGAATCCTGCATGCCACGCCAGAATCACGCCTAAGGACCGTGATGCCAGAAGTTCCAGGTGCTTGGCGGTGATGGTTTCCCTTGAAGGACTATCACCGCCCTTTTTACAGCAGGACGCCATTGCGATGACTTCATGCTGTAAACCAGTACAGCCACGGAAGGCATAACTCATTGCTTCCAGTTCGCCCGGTTCGCCGGGCATTTTTTTAAGGTGTGAATCATGAAATACGAATTTGATGGATTTTGATGTCGTGACATGTCACAAACAGCCAGCCGATGAGCTGGCTTTGTTTTATCCTCACCAGAGGATATCAGCAGCATTATCCCCTCCAGAGGATTAAGCATAGGGATCGTAATCTGTAATGGCCTTGCCTTGCTGGTTCTGCTGACCGGGAATTCGCAGACGCTTCGACACCGGGAAAGCAAACGTCAGCAGTAGCGCATCGCCTTTACCCGGCGAACGCCCAAGCCGCTCCTTGATATCTTCCTTCGGTTCGATAACGATTTTACCGTCCACGCGAACTTTGTACTCTGCCGCCGACAGGTCGTCCGCTGTTTCCTGGTCATCCAGCATGCCGCCCAGCCTCAGCCATGTCTTGCATGCATTGAACATCTCCCCACGCTTGTTAAGCATCTGCGGGTCAGTGGACGCACCGCCGAACGGAACAAGTTGCCATGTACGTCCCCAGCCATCACCGATTGACTTCAAACCGGTTCCGTAACCGAAGTCGATGAACACCGCGTCAGCCTGGTACTGGTCTTCAAAGTCAGCGATACGCTTCGCCATAATCAGATCGTCGGTGGTCTTGTTGCCAGTCCACAACACCTTACTGTGCAGCCCCTGCCGCAGGTATATCACAGCGTCATCAACGCCGGAGTATGCCGGGTCAACGCCGATTATCACCGGAGCATGTGCCACCTGCGCAGCGGTTACCACCCGTTTCATTGCCTCGTCAGTAAGACCGGTAGGGATAAACTGCAATTCAGATGCATCAGGGAATATGCCACGCACACGGATTTTAACGAAGTCGCTGTCTTCCCCGTAGTCATCAACCCATTTCTGCAACTGATGTTTGTTAGTGCCTTCCACCGTCCGGCTGTCAATCTGCGCAGTTTTCCAGCGATGTTTATATTTGCGGAAACATTCGCGGAAACGTCCGGTGTTACGTGTAGGGTTTCCGAACGCCACCCAGATAATCTCAGTGTCTTCGTCCGTAAGCGCACCCTCAGCAACTTCCCACACCAGATCCGCAATGTTCGACGCTTCATCGAATACCACGATGATGCGTTTGCGCTCGTTGTGTAGTCCGGCGAATGCCTCAGTGTTGTGCTCAGACCAGGGGATTGCGTCAGCTCGCCACCGCTTGTCGTGCCCAGGGTCATTGCTGTACATCGCGGTAGCGGTACAGGTAAACCAGTCTTTCGTGATAGCAAGGTTCGACCACTTGATAATTTCCGGCCAGGTCTTCGTTCGTAGCTGGTTGTCGGTGTTGGCGGTCACCACGACCTTACAATCCTCGCAAGTGGACATGCCCCAGTTGATCAACATTGAGATGAATGCTGATTTACCAATACCGTGGCCCGAAGCACGTGCCAGCATAAGCGGCTGATAGCGCGTCTCGGGATTCTGCAGGTGATCACGTATCTCTCGGAACGCATCGGCCTGCCACTGACGTGGGCCGGTAGCATGTGCCAGTTCAGTCCCCTCTTCCCCCCACGGGAACGCATAGAGGGCATAGCCAAGCGGATCGTGAGTGAACCCTGCAATATCCTCGATCAACTGCTCTTCAGGAGATAACGCTGCATCTGTCACTGATTGCCATCCTGACGTTCTTTGAGTCGCTTCCTGGCTGCTGCTATGCGATCAGCAATTGTCACATTCACATTAACATCCAGACGTTCTTTGAACGCGTTAACGTCGACGTGCTTACCGATGAGCTCGAGGTTTTTCACCTTGTCGGGCCATTTCACCTTCTTCAGGATATGCTCGACATCCTCAACAGAGAAATCCGCCTCGCCATTCTCTTTTTGCAGGGAAGCCTGGGTTGTCTTGATGGTAGCGATATCCATAGCACTGAGAGAGGTACGCCAGACCTTCGGCCATTCAGCGATCGGCTTCATCCCGCCGTCATCGTTCAGTATATCCAGCACGTCCATCTGGTCGATCTCCACCAGGCGCATGAGAACGTAATCAGCACTGACGCGCATTCGTTTGTTGCGCTCCTCCATCAACTCGGCAATCCGTTTTTGAATGCGTTCATCGCGCATCATGACACTGGCTTTAACTGCCGCTGTATTTGGGGAGAATCCTGCGTTAATCGCTGCCTGAGTCTGGTTTTCAGGCGTTTTGATGTATGACTGGCAATAAGCCTCCTGCATTGCTGTTAGTGGCTTAAATTGCGTTGATTTGCGTTTATAGGTTTTAGGTTCAGCAGGCATCATAACCACCGTGGTAATAGTTACCGTTGTGGTAATAGTACCATGCAAAATAAAGCCGCCATAGTTGGCGGCAGTATTCAAAACCCGTCAAATTCATCATGCATAATCTACTCGTGACATGTCACACTATTAATTTCGTTTCATGCCAGCCTTTAGTCACCCAGCATTGCGAGTCACCATTACACGGGCATGAATTAACTGGAACTCTCTCGCCGCACTTACCGCAACGTTTTCTGCTGATCGATTTTATACGCCCGCGCACACGTGCATCATCCTGGCGGATCAGCAGCGCGATGTACTCGGCCATTTCATAGGGATCGCGACCAGGGCGCCGGGCGGCGCAGTTCCGCGCTAGCATTTCCTGCTCCTGCTTATCCAGCACCAGTTCAATTTTGCGCTCACCGGCGGCGGACTGCCGAGCGCGCTGCGCGGCTTTGCGTTCTGCGGGGGATTTAGCCACGAATCGCACTCCACGCCAGATTGATTAATGACTCCCAGGTAATATAAACCCGGATACCAGCAGCCAGGCCGAAACCAATCACCATGGCATAAAGCAGAGCGTTGCACTTGTTCATCACTTCACCTCCTGCGGCGGTTCTGGTAGCGGCATCCAGTGTGACGGTTTCCACGACGCACCAGGAATTATCCACCCATCATTAGCGTCAGGATGACCCGGGATGTAAGTAGCCCATTTCATTCGCCAGTCACCTTTCCTGTCAAACTCCACGGCAACAAGAACGGCTGTTTTGGTATTCGGCATTCGCTCACTACAGCTTATCCAACCATCCGGAGTCACCGGAAGCGAGAACGGCAGCACATCTCTGTGAACAAGTTTTTGCTGTGACAGGTTATCCAGAACTTTCTGTACTGCTGCATCACCGAATACACCAAGCGCATCTGCCATAACTCCTACAACCTGATAAGCCTCAGCGCATACCGTGGATAAACCATCCGGAATTACCGGAGAGTTGCCGGGTTCTTTAATGTGCAAGCGAGGCTCACCATCTTTTGGTTCAGGCCACTGGCGCTCCATGTTGATCTTCAATTTATCTTCCATAGCAGCGGTAATTTCAGCATCGCTGATGCCAGCACGGCGCTGTGCATCCCACAACAGGAAATGCATATCAGCCCACTCGCTGAGATCGTCTGGTTCGGCTGCGGCTTCCAGAGCCTCTTTTGAGAGGTGTTTCAGTGGACCAATGGGGCCAACGCAGCCAAATGTGGAGTCAGACCATTTGGCATGCTCGTGGCGAATCAGTTCGCGTTCCAGTGATGCCAGTGCAATTCGTGCCAGTTCCATTTGTTCGCCACGAGTAAGCCCGTTTTCAAGCGGATTTTTAATGAACAATTCAATACGTTCTTTGGTAATAGTGGTCATTTGTTAGTCCTTAAACTGCTAGTTGCAATTGCATTTCAAAGCGGTCGCGTTGTTCACAATACGCAAGAGAACCAGGGCTATTGTGTGCCTCAATCCGTTCTACCATTAATGCTGCGCGTGTCTCTTTACTTGCAGGTGCATAAGCCCCAGACCAGGCTTTATCAATACCGATGTTTCGAGCGACGTTCGTACTATCTGCGCTGGCTAAGGGTAATTTTGTGAATATCAGCGGATTTAACATGCGCAATCCATGTAGTTTCGTAACCGGCTGACCATGCCCATCAACAATGTGACGAATCAGGTCTTTCATTCTGGCTACCGCAAGAGTTGGGCGCTTTACGTCATAGTCGCCACAACTACCGATAGCCACTCGCGGAAACTCATTGCACAAATGAATAAATCGCGCGTCACTTTCATTCATGTGCCACACTGGAACGCCAGCTAGTTTTCCGTGAGGCCACTCATTCAGAAGCGCATCATTTTCCTCCTCTCCGCCATCAATAATATCCGGGATAATGGCAAAATCGAATCCTGGGTGATTCTTCCAGCGAGCAACAAACTCGTAGTAATCGCTCCAGTCGATTTTGTTTTTGCCAGCTGCTTTCCAGGCGGTGAATGCACCGTTGTCCAGCGCGAACGACTGACAGTATTCAGCCGCGAGATTGATCTGGCCTGAATGCGCAAAACTGATAAACGCATGTCGCCCTTTCCATGCTCTCATTGCGCACGTATCAGGAGTAATAGGCCCACCGTGGTAGTGAATCATCTCACTCTCCTTTGATGCGAATGCCAGTAGCGCGGATTGCATCGATGACTTCAGAAACTTTGTATGCCATTACCGTTTGGTAATCATCGTGAAAATCTGTTCGATGAAGCATGCTGCTACGTTCCGGGAGCAGTATTTCCCGCGCTTCCAGCTCTGCAATGCGTTTGCTTTGGGCTTCTCGTTCATCCAGCAGCGCCAGCACAATGTGTGGCGTTATCAAGGACTCAAATTCGGCAACAGCTTGCTCACCTCGCTTGTAATTCTTAATCCCACCTAAATCTTTCGCGTTCTGTGCCGCCTCACGCAGCGCCAGTGTGTCGATGTCGATGTCGATGTCGATGTCGATGTCGATGTTGCTCATTGTGCCTCCTCGATTTCGTCCCATTCCACCCAGGCATTCTCTCCATCAGCATCGATTTCACCTTTGTGACCGCATTTGGAACAAACGGCCTCATCACCCGCCCACAAAGAATCTTTGGTTACCGACCATCCTGTTACCCTGGCTTTGCCGTGCTGGCACTTAGGGCAATCATCAAGCCATTCGACTTCGACCGTTGAAGGACCAAATCCATGTTCAGTTCGGATGCTCATGACTGAACTCCTTTGCGAATCTGTTCCGCCCATTCTTCAAGGGATTTCTCCGCATATTCACCGGACAGGCCATCAATCGGATGCGATTCATTAGCTAACTCTTCTTTTGCTGACAGAATCATGCGTGTAACGTCGAAAACTTCAGCCAAAGGCTTATTGATAAATCCGTGATTGAACGCAGCAGCAAGACGGCTGGCGGTATAGTTAATCCCCTCGTTGCGTGCTTCCGCACGAATTTCAGCCAGAAAAGCATCGGTAGCTGGGGTTTCGATATCGTTAATTTCAGGAAGAATCTCTTCCCATGTGGCGATATCGCCATTCAAATGCCATCCGGCAATTCCACTGGAGTTATCCGCAACACTGCGAACGGCTTCAATAGTTTCGAGCATTACCGCATTCTCCGCCGCAAGCGCCGAAAACTTCTCGTGTGCCAACTTAACAGATGCATCAGCCTGCTTAATTGACTCAATCGCTTTCTGCTGGTCTTCGGCCAGCGCATTAGCACGCACCAGTTGCACTTCCAGTTGCGTTGCCAAATCGCTGATCAGCTTTGCCACACTGCGCATATCAACGGCACCACATTCTGCTTTCAGTTCCGAAGCCATCTCATGCCCGGCGGCAACTAACCCTTTGATATTACTTTCCATCTTTACCCTCGCTTATCCACATAACTTATTGATTACATTGATAACTAAAAAGATCGTCGATTCAGAACTCTTCGATGTTCCAGCCACCACCTGCTTTCTTTGGCTTAACCGTTACCCCGATGATTCGGAACGGATACTGATCTGCGGCGACTTTGGTTTTCACTCTGGCGTCATCGGTCCAGAATCCCCCTTTCACTTCGTGCAGTTCCATCTCGCCGGTGGCGAGCTTCACAGCAAAATCTGGCGTATAGAACGTGTTGTCAGCTAACCGCAGCTTGATACCCTCAAATCGATACCAGACGATTTCTCCTGCACGTTTACGCAGCTCAAGGTGCTGGCAATACGCAGATTCTGTTTTGTTCATCTGGCCTGTTTTGAGTCGACCAAGAGCCTGTATCTGTTTTCTCATGATTTACCCCTGAGGTAATTAAAAACCACATAAGACACGAAATCAATAGATCTTAGAACATTTTATTACCTAGCAGGTAATTATCAAGACGTAAAAAAATGCGCTATCGCGCTGGTATTACTTGATAAATCCTGCCGCCTTTCCCCGCCTGTATTCCTCCATCAGCCACTGCGCCGGTGTTATTCCCCCCAGGGTAGCGGCGTTAGGCATACACCCGAAACTTCGCCCTGGTGGATGGTAAACGTCTCTCCCTGTGTCCGGAGGCGTACTCATGGGTTCTGGCTTTGCCTGTATGCTGATCACCGGATCGGGTATCTGCTGTCCGGAAGCCACCTTTTTCGCCCAATCATCAAGCAGCCTGCGCGCGTGTTTCTCAACCTCAATCTCGCTAAGCTGGCGCTGATACATTGCACGGCGGGTATCACATACGACCCAGTACATAACCGGATGCCGCCACGGGAATCTTTCGGGACCACCAGGATATAAACTTTTTTCCTTGCTGTACCGGTGAAACTCCGCCATCACATCGTCAATGGTGACGCCAAGAACCATCTTGCTGTCTTTGCACCACTTGATAAATTGCCCTGGCGACGGCCAGAACGGAGATTCACTGGCGCGGGCGTGGCGCATACCAGCAGAAACCTGTTCACGGGTTCGGATCCCACCTTCGGCAAACGCAGCAATCCACTGCTGTTTTGCAGCAACTTCCTGCTCTGGCGTCTTCAGGTTGGTTACCACTGCCGCCGGAAACAGCTGTTTCAGCTGTTTGAAAAGGGCATCAACAAGCCTCTCTGCTGACATGTTCACCACATTGTCATTGTTGACGTACTGATGCTCATAACCTGACATGCGAGAAAGGGCTTCTCCGTCACGGTTTTGTATCGCGGTAAAAACGTTGTTCACAAGAAATCCTCCCACGCTTCAGGGCTGTTCCAGTGCGGAACGTTGTTATCAGGTAATGTTGATTGCTTCTGTCTGCTAATCTGCAGCCGCCTTGCTAGCTTCTGCTCCCACTGTGCCTGATGGTATGCCTTACCCTCAGCCATCCAGTAAATTCTGAACTCTGCAAGTTCCTGTGCCGTTGGCAGACTGTCCAGGTAGATCCCCTGCAATGAGCTTTTCCGAAGAAAGTCATCTGATGGCTGCCATTGTTCATGCATGACAAATTTGCCTAATTGCCCTGGCCCACCAGGAGGAACAAAGTTATTCATCACGGCGTTGTTTGCGCCGGGGTCATGATGCACAGAATCCCCGTTTTTTGTCCTGCTCTCCCTCTCTTGGTTAAATGACTGGTTATATGACTGGTTCTGGATCCCGTTTTTGGGATCATTCAACATCCCGTTTTTGGGATCATTCAACATCCCGTTTTTGGGTATATTCCCGTTTTCGGTAACATTACCGTTTTCGGGTTCATTGCCCCCCTCTCGGTTGCCTTTAATGTTCCCGTTTTTGGTTATATTAAGAGAGAAAACCCGCACTCTTTTTGTCGCTCCCTTTCTCTCCCCGGTATCTGAAATAAGCCCCATTTTCATGAGCGATATAAGTCCGGCCTGCACGGTTTTTTTATTCAGGCAAGTGTCTTTAACGAGGCGTTCTATGCTGGGGTAGCAGAGGTTATATTCATCGGCTCTGTCAGCCATCGAGAGCAGTATGAGCTTTAATGACGAGCTACCTGGATCTGTCTCCCAGGCCCAATCTGTTGCATGTCTGCTCATGATTAATCTCCGCTATCAGCTTGAATGTTGTGGGGAGGAATTAATCATGATCTGCTTAATCTCTGCCCTGATACGACGGTTTGATTCCATGGTGCACTCAACACAGTGTCCGTTGTAAACCCAGCGTTCACTGTCATGTCCGTGCTTACATGTTTTTCCGGTGTAGTAGCGTTTAAGTCCGCGCTTTGCGGCATCAATACGTGTAATGATTTCCATGGTAAGCCCTGTTATTAGTATTGGGATTACGGTTATTTTGTGCTGACACAAAAAAAAGATCAACCATATTTGGTTTTTTATTACCTTTGAGGTACGAATAGATATGAAAAGACCGCCGGATGGCGGTCTACAGAGGGTTGTGGCTGGATATCATGAGTAGAAGAAGTATGCCAGTTCTGCTTTTGAGCGCAGCCATTGTCTTGATTTACAGGCTTTAAAAAGCCCATCCATCAATACCTTACCTGGCATTTTGCGCTTACCTGTTAAGTGAGTCTGGATATAGTGACTCGTCGTTCCGGCTTCCTGTGCGAAGGCTTCACGCTCATCCGGAGTAAGTGCAAGCCAGTGCTTTTTGAAATCGAAATGTCCGTTATCGCTCATAGCTATTGCCTGATATTTATTTCAGATAATAAATATTCACCTATAAGGTAACAAAAATCAAGGATAGTTACCCATGAGGTGCATTTACCTGTTGGGTAATATTGCTTTAAATTGAATCATCTTCTGATTCAGATATGAGGCGATTTTCCAGAAAATGAAAAGTATCCAGGACGTCCGCAGGCAAAATCTCAACGACTTGATCGACCGTGAATTCAATGGTGTTCAGACGCGGATGGCTGAAAAACTTGGAACTCAGGCAAATCTGGTAAACCGCTGGGCTCTTGGCAAGAAGGTTATCGGCGACCAGGTTGCGCGAAAAATTGAAGCTGCCGCCAATAAACCCCGTAACTGGCTTGATATCGATCGCTCGCTTTCTCAGGAAGGTTTTCAGCCTGTCGGACCAAGCGACATTGGTCAACTGGCGGCTCACAACCTGGAACGCTGGATGAGCGAAAGCCGCGACCTTTCAACGCAGGGAAAACTTCACCGCGCATCCGGCGTCGCCCAGGTAACAATCAGCCGCCTGTTAAACAATGAGGTCAGCGTTTCCATTTCCACCCTGGAGAATGTTGCATCCGCATTTGGGCGTCACGGATATGAATTACTGATTCACCCGCACGACCCCGCGACTATCAACTATGACCGCTCGCGCTACGCATTGTTACCTGAAACAGAGAAGGCAAAGATCGAAAGTTACATTGAATTTGTCATCAACCAGAACGAAAAAAACAAACAATAAAATCATATTTTTCAGTAAGTAAGCCGCCTTATGGCGGCTTTTTTATTGCCTATTCGATTACCTAACGGGTAATTTTTTTAACTCATATCTATTGACATCAAACCAGATACGCATAATTATTACCTCAACGGTAACAGACCGAGGTAACAAGTTATGCAGTGGAAAATCATCAACGGTTGGTACTGCGTTACTGCATGCGGATTCATGAGCTGGAAGTTCCGCACCTTACAGGAAGGCATTAAGTGGGCTTTCGTCAGCAAAGAAGCTCGCGATGTAGCCAACGATAACGAGATATGGGAGGGCTGATAATGAACGTTAATCAGCAGAAAAATCTTCAAAAAATCATGCTGGCATTCGACAAGGACTACCGCCTGTCAGAACAGCTATATGACCGACAAGTTGAACTGATTGAGAGCATCCGACTTCATCAACTGTCCTCAACTTTTGACGTTGTAACAGGCAAAGGCGTTCGTCAGGAAGTACTGGAGGCTGCTAAAGACAGCCCTGAGTTCGAAGAACTGATGGATGCCTATCGGCGAGAGGCAATGGCAATTATCGCCCGCTGGGATCTGGCGGATCAGCTTGATGGACAGAGGGACGCGGCATGAAACCGGGAATTTATTTCGACATCAGCAACGAAGACTACCACGCCGGTGACGGCGTGAGTAAGTCGCAACTGGACATGGTTGCCAAGAATCCGGCGCTTCTTAAATGGGTCCAGGCAGCACCAGAAGACGAAGAGAAAAAGTCTGCACTGGATATTGGAACCGCATTGCACTGTCTGCTTCTGGAGCCTGGAGAATTCGACAAACGCTTCATTGTTTCACCGAAGTTCGATCGTCGGACGAAACAAGGTAAAGCTGACGAAGAAGCATTTCTTCGTGATGTAGCGGATATGGGGATTACGGTACTTGATGCCGAGCAGTGGCGGAAACTGGAGCTGATGCGTGATAGCGCAATGGCTCACCCGGCGGCACGCTGGATGCTGGAAGCACCTGGTTACTGCGAAGCATCAATGTACTGGAATGATGAAGAGACTGGTGAGTTGTGCCGCATTCGTCCAGACAAATGGCTGAACGAGCACAACGTGATCGTCGACGTGAAAAAGGTTGCAGATATGGACCGTTTTGCACGCCACATCGAGGAATTCCGCTACCACGTGCAGGACGCAATGTACCGCGAAGGTGCAATGAGGGTTACTGGTCAGCCGCATGGTTTTTTCTTTCTTGCCGTGAGCGAAAGCATTGATTGTGGTCGGTATCCGGTACGCGTGTTCGAGCTGGATGCGCCGGATGTCGATGCCGGGCACGCTCTGTTCCGCCGGGATCTGAATACCTATCACGAATGCCGCATCAACGATGAGTGGGGCGGAGTGGAAATTATTAAACGCCCTGACTGGGCACGTAAACAGGATATATACGTATGAGCAACGAAATTGCAATCACCAATGATGTGTTGGCTATTCGGGGAATCGATGAAGTTACATGGAGCGCTCTGAAAAACAGTATTTACCCTGGGGCAAAAGATGAATCGGTAATGATGGCAGTCGATTACTGCCGGGCGCGTCAACTCGATCCTCTTCTTAAGCCGGTACACCTGGTACCAATGAGTGTTAAAGACTCGAAGAGTGGAAAGAATGAATGGCGCGACGTGGTCATGCCTGGCATTGGACTTTATCGCATTCAGGCCTACCGTTCCGGCGATTACGCAGGCGCTAATGAACCTGAGTTCGGTCCAGATGTAACACAAACGCTTTCAGGCGTGGAGGTTACCTTCCCTCAGTGGTGTAAGTACACCGTCAGCAAGCGAATGGCAAGCGGGGAAATCGTAGAGTTTAGCGCCAAAGAATACTGGATTGAGAACTATGCAACTGGGGGGCGTGACACATCGGCACCAAATGCCATGTGGAAAAAGCGCCCTTATGCGCAGTTGGCAAAATGCGCAGAGGCACAGGCATTACGTAAAGCATGGCCGGAGATTGGTCAACAAGCCACAGCTGAGGAAATGGAAGGTAAATATATCGACTCACCTGACATTATTGAACGTGACGTAACTCCAAGAAGTCAGGCAAAGCACGGCACAGCATCCAGCATGAACAGTCTGATCAACGCTAAAACAGTGAAAAAGCCTGATGAGCAAACGCGTAAAGCGGATAGCCGTGATCCAGAAGAAATGCTGATGGCCTTTACCAGCGCAGCGATGAATTACAGCACTGTCTCCGAACTGGATAAGGCTTACAAATACATTGCACAAAAACTTTCAGATGATGACGAACTGCTCGCAAAAGCCACCGACGTTTACAGCGTTCGTCGGGAAGAATTAAACGAAACATCTATGTAACCACCACCGCGGCGCCACGCGCGCCGCACTGCAACCAAGAGAGGTATTTATGAAAGGTGCATTAGGTAAGAAGGAACTCCTGGCGGTGGTGCCACTGTCATGGAGCACTATCGACCGCATGGAGCGCGCAGGGGAATTTCCTAAACGCTGGTATATCACCGATAAACGCTGCGCATGGAACCGTGATGAAGTTGAGCGTTGGCTTGATGAACGTCAGGCAGCAAGCCCGGCAGAGTTCCAGGGTAAAAAGCCTCCTGTTCAGCAACGTGTATATCGTCCTGTGAGCAACGCTGCATGAGTGCGCTGCTAAGGCACTGGAGCAAATGGTCAGGATGGTACTTATTCCTGGCCTCTGTTTCAGCATGGCTTTATCTGCTGGCATTAATTTTCAGAGAGGGTTGGATTAAGTGAGAAAGTTAAGCCGACTTGAAAAATATCACATGAATAAGGTTTCAATGCGCAGCCCTTCAAAGGTTGTTGCCGTTACTCCTGCGGCGATAGAGATCGAAAAACGCGCGATTGAAAGAGAGAAAAAAGGGCAGTTCCGCATTGCCGCCCACCTTTGGCTTCAGTGTATGGATGTTGCTTCTGGTGATGTTGAGCGTGCAAGGATCGCGGTTCGCAGGGACCAATGTATCACAAAAGGTAACTGCCTTCGCCGTGGCGACTATAGCGGCATAGGATGTTGTGGGGTGGTTTATGAATAAGAAATACACACTAATCTATGCAGATCCACCCTGGGCATACCGGGACAAAGCCGCAGATGGTAATCGCGGTGCCGGTTTTAAATATCCGGTTATGAGTGTGCTGGATATCTGCCGCCTTCCTGTGTGGGATTTGACCGCTGAAAACTGTCTGTTGGCCATGTGGTGGGTGCCAACACAACCACTCGAAGCACTAAAAGTTGTTGAAGCCTGGGGATTCCGTCTGATGACCATGAAGGGCTTCACGTGGATAAAATGTGGTAGTCGACAACCAGATAAACTGGTTATGGGTATGGGACACATGACTCGCGCCAATACTGAAGATTGCCTGTTTGCGGTAAAGGGAAAACTACCTACGCGCATTAATGCAGGGATCGTTCAGTCATTTACCGCACCGCGGCTTGAGCATTCAAGAAAACCAGATATCGTTCGTGAAAAACTTGTGCAATTGTTAGGCGATGTTTCTCGCATTGAACTGTTCGCCCGCCAATCGTCTCATGGCTTCGATGTTTGGGGTAATCAGTGCGAAGACCCGGCAGTGCAACTACACCCTGGATACGCGTTGGATATTGCCGGATTAACAAATGCATTCAGCAATGCTCCGCTGTCACCAACAGACAATCAGGGGCGGGAGCGTGCAGCATGAACAGGGCATCACCAGCAGATTTAAGGAAATGCCTTGAAACTGCAAACATGCTTGCACACAGCGGGATCAGGTTTGTTCCAATTCCCGCTGTCACTGATGCTGAATTTGCAACACTGTCAGCAATATTCGCAGATAAAATAGAATCACTGGCGGCAGAAGCAGAGATGGAAGAAAATCAGCAGAATAATTAA